TTTTTTACTCTACCCCTTTTTGGAAACTTACATTTATCTTCGATAATTATTTTACCTTTTAAATCACAATAACCATGTACAGGAATATTAATGTTATCAAACCATTTAAATGCTTCTATCTCTGGCTTACAATCTTTATATCCAGGTATTGTTTGATGAGCTGCATGACCATTGGCTATCATCTTGGGTAAGATTTGTTTGTAGTATTCAAACTCATCATGTTGGTCGGTGTTAGGAATTATTTTTTTTAATTTTTCTTCAACAGAAACAAACATTATTTACGCATCTCATTGTTCATTTTAGCTATAAAAGATTGAATCATTGTTTCTTTATTTATATCTAAAAAATAATCTAAAGGTTTATTTAAAAATTTTGATATTCTAATTAAATTGACAATAGGTATTCTGTTTTGCCCTTTTTCATACTTACCTATTTGTTGAAATGTTGTGTTTAATGCTTTTGCTAAAGTTTGTTGAGTTGCAGGTTTCTTAATATAGTATCCATCAACATCTAGTTTTTCATCAAAGTTTTGAACATATATTTCTCTGTCTAACCTTGCTTGTTTAATTTTTTTACCAATATGAATATAAAATTCATTATCTTCTTCAAAGTTCTTTTTTGCTTTTTGTGATAGTTTCATAACTTTCCTTTCGTTTAGGGTGCAGACACCCACTTAATAAATGCAACTTTTTGTATATACTAATTAAGTATATAAAAATCTAGCATCTTTATTTTCTGCCTCAACTATTCTTCGGAACAATTGATTATATTCCTTAAAGTCTTGCAGAGTGTTGACACATTGTCTTCCTTTTTCTCTAGCACCCATAATCTTTTTGTGTGCTTTGTCTAGCTTTGTGTACAACCTTGTGTTGCTATTTCTTAAGCTCATCATTTACCTCACCGATAACTTTAATATTTGCACTAACAAGTTTGTGTTCGGTGATATTTATTTTTGCAAACTCACTAGGCATTTTTTGATTGTGTGCTTTTTCAGTTGCTTCTTCAACATTTGCACCATCAAAAATTTCTTCAAAATCAGCAGCTAACTCCATGCTTGATGTCTTTTTTACTTTAATCATTCAATACAATGTTTCTGCTATAACCAGAGTATTCTCTTGATATTTCTTTTCTCTGTTCTAGCTTTTTAATCAGTACGCTTACTGAATTTTTACTTTTATAACCCAACTCATCTGCCATTTCTGAAAAAGTTGGACTATATTTGTATTTTTTAATATAATTTTTAATAAATTGCAATAGCTTCAACATTTTTGGAGTCATCGGTCTTTTACTTGTTCTTGTTTTCATTAACCACCAACCTCCTCAAAAGTTCTGCATAACCATTGATGTCATCAAAATGGTCTTTTTTATAGTCTTTTGACTGCATTATTCGCCATGTTTTTAGTAAAATCATAACCAATCCAAAAAATTTTAAAGGTATTTTTACTGGTTGATTGTTATGTATTGATAAATATTTTTCCATTATTTCTACCATGACATAGGATGTATGATCAAAATGCCCATAATCATTTTGTTTTTGTTTTAATAATCTTTCTAATTCGCTAATAAATTTTACATTGTCATTCATATTCATAACCTAAATAATAATCTCCTTTTTCGTCTAAACACCAATGAGCAAAAGCTATTTTATTTTGGTAAGTTGTAATAGTTCTGCCATTTATTTCTTTATATTTTATTGTTGATTCATGTATTTCGTCACAAGTGAGGAAAGTTTCATATTTAATTTTATGTAAAACATATCCCTCACTTGTAACTAAAGCCAAGACTAGATAAACAACTTTCAAAACTAACTAAATTGAAAAGGAGCTTGTCGTTTTTCTAGGTTGACTATTTTGTTTTGGTCTGGGTTCATTTTTATAACCTGATAAAACATTACCCT